CTAGTGAGTGAGGGGTACCTGACAGTATGCCTATGAACGACACACAGCAAAAACTTTTAAAAGCGTTTGCAGACCAAAACAAGGGATGGCCCAAAGAGCAACTGGACTTGGCCCTGTGGCGCGTGAGGTGGGAGCTTACGGCACTACCGCACCAACAAGAGCCAGAGGACGGGGAGTACGATACGTTCTTACTTTTAGCCGGCCGGGGTTCGGGCAAGACGCACACGGCGTCCAACTGGTTGGGCCTCAGGGCGGCGATCTACGACAAGACGCGCTGGTTGGTCACAGCGCCAACATCAAACGACATCCGGGCAACGTGCTTTGAGGGAGACTCAGGGCTCCTCAACATCATACCCCCGTCACTGGTCAAGGACTACAACAAGTCGCTGTTTGAACTTACACTCAAGAACGGTAGCATGATCCGCGGCATCCCGGCCTCTGAGCCGGAGCGCTTCCGGGGTACGCAGTGGCACGGCATGTGGGCAGACGAGTTGTGTGCGTTCGAGTACATTGACGACGCGTACGACCAGATTCAGTTTACGTTGCGTCTGACTGACCCGCGCATAGCGCGTGTGCAGTCGATCATCACGACCACACCCAAACCACTGGAACTAATCACAGACCTGAACGAGGGCAAGGTGGGCGGCGACGTGTACGTGTCGCGCGCATCGAGTTATGACAACAGGTCGAACCTGTCAAGTACGTTTTTTAAGCAATTAGAAGCATATGAGGGCACAGACCTAGGACGTCAGGAGATCTACGGCGAGATCTTGGACCCTGAGAACGCGGGTATTGTCAAGCGCAAGTGGTTTAGAAACTGGCCGGCAAACAAACCAACACCCGTGCTGGAGTACGTGCTGGTGTCGTACGACCCTGCAACATCTGAGAAAACACACAACGACCCTACCGCGTGTATTGCCTTGGGTGTGTTCGAGCAAGATGACTTCGCAACAAGTTGCATTTTGCTGGACGCGTGGGACAACCACCTGTCTTATCCAGAGTTGCGCCGCAAAGTTATTGAGGACTACAAGGAGGTTGTGTACGGCGCGGACAACACCTTTGCCAAAGGTAAGAAAACAGACCTGATTCTGATGGAAGATAAGTCCGCGGGTATCTCTTTGATCCAAGAACTGCAGGCCGCGCACCTACCGGTGAGGTCATACAACCCCGGACGAGCCGACAAGGTGCAGAGGATGAACATTGTGGCGCCGCTGATTGCAAAAGGCCGGGTGTACGTGCCAGAGGACCCCGCAACCCCGGGCGAGGTAGCCCCTTGGGCCAAGCGTTTCATCAGGCAAGTGTGCTCTTTTCCGGAAGCAAAGGGCCACGACGACTATGTTGACGCCTTATCTCAGGCTTTGCGCGTTTTAAGAGACTCAGGTTGGCTCCAGTTGGACCCTTTGCCGTCAAGAGACTACGCACATGCAGACGACATTGCGCGAAACAGGGTGAATAACCCCTACGCCGCGTGATTTTCGGGCACAAACACCCCCATTTATGGGTGATTGGTTATAGGAGGCCCCTTGAATGCACAGTTCATCGCACACAAACGAGGTTCGACAGTGTAATTGCCAAATGTGCCGCTATATTCGAGGACGAAGTGAGTCATTTTCTGTGTGGGGCCCAGTCAGAGCAAGATACCGAGACATGTTCAAGGACATGTTAAAAGGCGGAGAACTCGATGCCTACAATAAAATTTTAAAAAGCCGAGATTACGATGCTTAACCCAATTAAAACACCGACACAAATGATGTACGAACAAGCAGGCATCCCCCACTACGATCGGGGTGGTGTTATTGGTCAATTTGCAAACCGAATTCAAGACGCAATCCGCAAATACACAAAAGCGGTGGGCAAACCCCCGTCGCCAGAAGAGGTAAAACAGCTAGAAGACCACATTCGGTCTCTTTCTCAGCCAACAGGCAACGCACCACAAACGATGGCGCGCACACAACAGCAAACACCGTTCTCAAACCAGCTTGTGGACGCATCAGGCCGTCCTTATCCAACAGCAACAAGCCCCACAGGCCAAGCAATCACACCAGAGCGTGCCAAGGGCATGACAACGCGCGAAACAATTGGCCCGTTCCAAGGTGTGCCTAGCCAGTTTGACATGACGCCAATGAACATCAAAGCGCGTGCGTACCCCAAGGGTCAGTTTCAAAACGCGTTCCCCGAAGACGAGTTTATGTCCATGGCCAACACAGGCCGAAGTGCTAACCGCACATGGAACAAATCATTCACACCCTCAACAGAAGAGTTGGCAACGCGCCAGCAGTTGGGTGAAGAGGCGTTGACAGGCGTTGGTGACGACGTAATGGGTGGTCTTGATATGTTGCGCAAGACCGAGGGGGACATTCCTCAAATGACCAGCGCCAGCGCGCCGTTTGCAGAACGTTCCGCACAACTTGAGGGCCCCGGTCTGGAAAAACTGACAGACGAGATGTTGTTGGGCAAGCACGGTGCCTTGGTGGACAAAGTGGTCGCTGACTTCAAGGCCCGCGGCATTGAGCCAGACCAAGAAGACATTGTGAACGCGATCAACGCAATGATCAACCCGATGCGCCACAACTACACTGGCGCAAACCCAATTGCTCAACGTCCTATGCAGGGCCGTGGTCCAGCAACCGCAGAGATGAACGCGTGGCGTGACGAGGCCCGCATGTCTGGCCTGCCAGAGACGGTGGTAACTAAGCACCCATCGGACTGGAAACCCCAACAACAACGCGACTACTTGCTCGACACTGAGCCAGCACAGCGCGCACCGTTTGCGCAAGACTGGCAGATGCAAGAGTTGGAAGACAAGCGCCGCCGCGCCGTTCAAGGTAAAGCAGAGGGCGGTTACATGCAGTCACCCCGCGACATGCAGGCCGAATTGATGGTGCGTGGCTACGCTGGGGGTGGCTCGATAGGCAACTATTTTTTTAACGTACCCAACTACGACCGAGGCGGCAGGACAAGACCATTATTCGGTCAAAAAAACCTTTCGGTCGAAGAAGAGTTAATGAAGTATGGTCCCCGCTATTCTCGTTCAGTTGATGAGGCGGCACAACAAGGCTACGAGAAATTCATGGAAGCAGACCGCAACCAACAAAGAGTAAGCGAATATAGACCAAGCCCTCAAGAACGTATTGCTAACCTTGGTGCTGATTTTTTAGGTAAATACATGACACCGCCTACAGCGCGCAAAGTTGCGTCAAACGTAATGGGTGGGGCTAACAGCGATTTACCTTTCGGTTTTGGTTTAGTTGACGCGGCCAGTTTTATACCGGGAGTAGCTCCCGCTTTGATGCCGTATTACAGCGCACAAGGTGGTTTTGGCGCCGGACGAGACACAGCGGAAGGTAATTACGGAAGCGCCGCACTAAACACAGCAATGGCTTTTCCACCAGCAACACTTTTTAATAAAGCAGTTCAAGGCGGCAAAAAAGTTTACGGCATGGGCAAAGCGGCGTTAAGAGATTCAACAGCGGCTAAATACGTGCCCGGTTTAGGTTTTGCGGGCTATTCGGCTAACGCGGAACCAGACCAAGAACAATACCAAAGTGTGTTGCAAAGACCCGAATACAACAAAGCGAGTTTTAACCAATAATGCAACCAATCATTCCACTCCAAAAGGGCGGTACCCTGTCCGCGTTGTCGTTTGCTGAAGACGAGACAACAAAAGAAGTAGACACGGACAAAGAGATCCAAGATCTGGCCGAGGCGCTGGACTTGGACATGGACGAGGTAGAGTCTGAGGTCATTGAGTTGGAGGATGGCTCTGTTGTGGTGAACATGACAGAGGTTGAAAAGCCGTCACAGAACCCAGAGTTCTACGCCAACTTGGCCGAAGAGATGGACGAGTCCATCCTTGACGGTTTAGCGTCTGAGTACCTTGACCTGATTGAGGTGGATCGTGAGTCGCGCAAACAGCGTGACAAGCAGTACGAAGAGGGCATTCGCCGCACTGGTCTGGGCAACGACGCCCCCGGTGGCGCAACGTTCGACGGCGCGTCCAAGGTCGTGCACCCTATCATGGCAGAGGCCTGTGTGGACTTTGCGGCCAACGCGTGCAAAGAGTTGTTGCCGGCAGACGGTTTGGTGCGCACCTACATCAAGGGCAAAGCAGACCCACAGCGTTTAGACACAGCACAGCGTAAAGCCAACTTCCTGAACTGGCAGTTGACAGAGCAGGTTGAAGAGTACCGCGACGAGATGGAGCAGTTGTTCACACAGCTTCCCCTTGGCGGCTCCCAGTATCTCAAATGGAGATGGGACAAAGATTTAAACCGCCCGGTGCCTGAGTGGGTTCCAATTGACAACGTGTTGTTGCCTTTTGCGTCTACCAATTTTTACTCAGCCGCGCGTGTTACAGAACAGCAAGACATTACCGAAGA